GCGCTCATGGATTCGGAGGGCATCTGTCGAGAATATAGGCCCGCCACACCTTGGGCAGGAAGCGCAGCCGGAACCGATCGTGAAGCGGGCCGAGCATCCGTGCGACTCTTCATAAGGGCAGGTCTGCTGATACGCGGTGGGCTTCAGGGCCAGCAACGCCTCGTAAGTTGACAGCAGGGTCGTCCGGTCGTCCTCGTCAACTACTATGTCGGCGAACAGGTCGTACAGCTCTTCTCGAAAGGACGCCTTTGCGGAGTTCTGGCGGCGTGAGACGACGTTGCTCCCTGGCAGCGCGGCATCGACGCTTGCGGCCTGCTCGGTCTTTCGGAACTGTACAGGATCAACGGGACGGTCTACGTCCAGCCGGCCGACGAGATCAAGGTCAATCAGGACGCTCGCCGCCGTGCAATAGCCCACCTTGGCGCCAGGGTAACCGTTCTTTACATCAACTTCGGCATAGCTGCCGTCAATCGCCAGAATGAAGCGAGGGAGCACTGACACTTCCAGCGGCGCCTGCACTGGCCTGGGCGAATACACTGCTCGCGCCACATCCAGCACCTTTGAGCGGGCCAAAAGGCCCTTGACTCTCTGGCATTCGGAGATGCGATGAAGCGGTCGGTACGTCGCGTATTCGCCATCGTATGGCATACTCAAACCCCTGAGACCGCAGACGTGTCCTGAATGAAGAACCGATCAACCTGGACGGGGATGACGTATGGGTTTGACAGGGTTTTCACCCTGACGAAGCCTTTGTCTTGTGCGCGAAGGATGCTTCCCTCGAAGTCCGCGAAGTCATAAAACTTTCGTATCTCCCGCGTTTCGTCAGTGTTGTTCAAGTGTCCGATGAACCAGTTAGCCGTATTGCGAAGGATGTTTTGCTGGATCGAACTCACTTCCTGCGTGGCGTAGACTAGACCGATGTGGTACTTGGCACCTTCCTTTGCGGTGCGGACCCAGATATCCTGGAAATCAAGCTCTCGTGAAGACGGTAGGATGTTGTGCGCCTCTTCGACGTAAACAAGCACTTCGGGCGGCGTCTGGGCGTTCCGAAACTCCTGCTGGTTTCCCTCAAAGACCAGTCGGATTACTCTGTCCGCCGCGGCTTTGTTGATCTCCGTGTTGCCGCTCGATTGATCCACGATTACCAGTCGGCCCTGCTTCAGACGCTCGTAGATGTCTACGGCGTAGTCGGAAGTGGTGTCCGGGGTGTGCTGAACCTTTACGCGGCCAACCAGCCGTGAGCCGTTGGGATACGCGAACATCTCTAATATCTTTTTCAGGTCGTCATCGGCCCATGAACCGGAACTACTGTTTTGAACATACTGGGCGTCGAACTGTCGCCAACCCGAATCGCTGTCTGCGATGTAGTCCCGAAGGATCCCGAGGGCTTGCGACAACTCGGCCCAGGTAAGGGCTGGTTTTGCCAGGATGGTGGCGCACACGCCATAATCGGCTGGTGCCTTGCCAGTGCTATTTTGCGAGTCGGTCCGTATCGCTGCTATCAGGTCGGCATTGAACAACCCACGGGTATTGGGATGAACGGCCGCTGGGGGGCGTAAGCCCGCCTTGAAGAGGAGAGCCCGGTAACAAAGTACTCTTCGGTTGTACCTGGTCAGAGCGGAGCGATCGTTGGGGTCAGGTGGGTCAAAAACGACGTTACGGAAGTTGCTCAAATAGGTTGCCGTTTGATCCGATAGCGCATCGTTGATGATCTCTTTCCCAATGGGGATATTGTCGTCCAAGAAGAAGTTCAGGAGCATCAACTTGCGGTTGGGGTCGTTCGGATGGGCCACAATGCCGTACGTAATAACATCCTGCTGTAGCTGGGGGTGCTTATCTGACGGGCCACATTTCCACACGTTCTTGATGGCCTCGGGGTTGAGTCCGCGGCCCGCGGAGTCCTGTTCGTTTTCATTCGCGTATTCGCCGTTCGGGTCAAAGACGATCTGCCCGATACGAATCGGATTCTGGCCCCACCGCAGGGCGAAAATGGACTTGAGAATGATCTTCGTCGTGTTGGACTTACCAGTCCGCGTCATCCCAAAGAGGGCCGTCTTTTGGCCCAGCAGGTCAGTGGGCGTAATCTGCACAGGCACCCCATCTATGCCCTGGAAAGCCCGATGGCTTGAAGCGTACCGAACCTGGCCCACGGGTACGTTGCCGTCGTTCGGAATCGCAGCAAGGCGAGGGTCGCGGAAATTGACGATCGCTTCCAACACCTTCCCGCGTGGTTTGAAAACCTTTAGGCCACGGTTCGGATAGTAGTTGCTCAGGTCCGACCCGAAGAACAGTCGGAACTCGGGTGCGCTGCCGGAGCCGGTGTTCGCCATGTAATACGTCCCAAGCACCCGGCAACGGATGCCGGCGTAACTCAGGAGGTTGTGCGTTGTTGGGTCCATCACGTCCCGGTCGTCCCAGTGCCTCGCCACCTCGCCACTAACTCGCTGCGCCGTCTCGACGCGCACTCTCAGCGCTTCGTCTGCATTGGGCAGGTTCGCCTTGTCCAGCACCCGAAGCAGGATGATTGAGGCATCCTCTTGCCGGATGTCCACCAAATGCAACGGGCTGACGCGGGTGGCCACAAGGAATGACAACGCAGGAATACCCCCCACTCTTTGACGATGGAAATCGTGAATTTGGACGAGGGCTTCCTCATACCCGAGCGAGTAGACCTCGCCGACGTAGGCGCTGTCTTCGACAAGCCTCGTGAGCTGCTGACTGGCCGCCTTCAACGGCTCGTCCAATTCCGGCTCGTTCAGTTTCCCCGCTATGTTCGACAGGATATCTGCCATGTTCGACTCCCGACAAGCTCCGCACCAGGCAAGACGTGGGATTCCACACCAAACCAGAAATGATCGGGCAACAGGGACGGCTTGTCAAGGTTGGACTGCTGGCAGGTGCTGTTAGCTCGCCCTCAAACCAGGAAAGGCTTGGTCCGAGGGATGCCAGGCCAGAATCCACCAGGCAAAGGGGATCCTCGGTCGTTGAAGGCGGCATCGACGTGAAGCAAGCGCCCCGATCAAAAGGCGGCAACGAGCTACCAGGGGCGGTCCGCCCCCTCACCACCTGCCAGACGGGCAGTTGCTCGTAATGGCCACCCGCGACCGGCCGAAGCAGCAGTCGGGGTGGAGGGCGCAGGCGAAGGCATTGTCGCGGGAGTGTTCGCAGGCGCGGCAGATGGCGAAGCGGCGCTGGATGGCGCTGGGACAAATCGGAATGCCATTGCTACCACTTCCCGCGCGGGCAGGGGGTGGTGATGTTCACCTCAACCTGGCCGCCGCAGCAGGTGGTGACGTTGGGGCAGGCGCGGCTGTCGGGGCAGGACAGACAGGTTCCTTCGGCACCGGGCGGGGTTTGGAGCCGCTTCGGCGCTTGTCCCGTCAGAACCAGAACGTCAGGGTGGGACAGGCCTGTCGCAATGTGCGGGTCGAGGTCGTCGGCGTGCCTGCGTGGCGGACGCCCAACGGCGGCGGCATGGGTCGAGCGTCGGCCTGGGTCTGCGCCCTGGGTTCTGCGCGGGGGGCCCGTTCTGCGATGCCCGGCTGGTGCGACAGGCGCGCCAGAGCCTGACGGCGGCGAAGGCTTGGCGGCGTCCGGCCTCCATCCCCAAGGGCGGCCAAGGGGGCAGGCGAAATCCACCAAGTCGCCCGGCACCGCGGCCCAGGTCATAAGACTTCCGCGCCAGGCCCTGCCCCCTTCCAGATCGCGGCACTCGGTCGGCAGGAATCTTCCCCGCACGCATTGCCGGCAGAGTTGAGTCTTGGCCAGTGGTTTCATGGGAGTTCGATCTTGGTTTTCCTGCCTACCCAGTTTCATAACGGCTCGCTGAGGACCTGGCCGCCCCGGCAGTCGTCATGGGGGCTCAACAAGAACTTGGCCACCCATGGCCGGCTTCATACCGGCTCCAGGACGGCCTGGCCGCCTGCGGCGCTGTCGCCCACGCTGCACCCGGCCTGGTTCCCCAGCACCAGACCCTCCGCGCACCTGTCCCATACGTCGCCTTCGCACCGAAAGGCAATGGCCGTGAAACAATCCGGATACAGCCCCTCGGTGCAGCCCTCAAAGACGTACTCCAAGACCGGGATGTTAATGTTGAGCAGCCTGATCGCCCTGCTGGTCATCGGGATGGAGACATATTCGCCGGAGCAATCCGGGTCGAGATGCCACCACCTCACCGTCCCGTAGTTCCCCTCATCAATGCGTTGCCACTCGCAGTTCAACCAGTCGCCCGTCTGGTCAATCTGGAAGGAACCATTGAGCTGAGGTGCACCGACCCATTCGTATCTCTCGCTCGTAAAGCCATAACATGGCGCACAGACGGAGATGCCGGAGAACGTCACCGCGTATGAACGCGGGGTGCCGCCGGAACAATATGGGCACGGAGCACCCGGGGTGTAGGTCTTACAGCAACAAGCCGCGTTGAACGCCATGCCGCCGTTGCGCCAGAGAATCCCGCCGTTGTGCCATTGGATCGCGTTGGCCATAGGTTACTCCGGGCACTCCTGCCCGTTGGCGTACCAATCGACCCAGCCGCTCTCGCTGCCGGCGGTGGGGACCCAGACGTTGCGGGTCTTCTTCTGAATCTTCCGGTTGGCGTCATCGACCTGCATGGCCGTGACCACCTCGATGGGCTCACCCAGCATGTAGTAGCAGCCGTCGTCGGCCAAGACGTGAGGAATGATGGCGCTGGTTGCGATGCTGGTGGAGTTGGTCATTGAATAGGATGATTGATCGGCCTTGACGTAGACTGTCCGGTTGGCCTGCTCGTTGTCGGTTCCATGTATATCACACGGGTCCAGCGTGATCGTGGCGCCGCTGGAAAAAGCCGATGTCGGCCTGCCGAAGAGCACCGAAGGGGCCGCTTGCCCCGCGCCAAGGCGGACAACCGCCCACTTGACCCCCGTGCCGGACTCCTTCCAGAGAATCTGCGCCGCGCCGGAAGCCCCGCTCCAGAGGTAGCCGCAGGTGTCGTTCTGCACGTCGGCAAACTGATGATCCTCGTTGTTGACGTAGACCTTGCATTGGCAGACGCCGGAGACGACACCCAGGCCGATTACCCCCGCCGCCAGCGGCTCCAGCAGGATGCAGAACCTACCACGATGCGTGGCAATCCAGGGCACCTCCCCGGCCAGTGCTATGCGGTTCTGGAACTCATCAAGGTTATCGGCCGGCGAGATGACCGGCCCGTCGATACCGAGCACCCAGAACCGCTCCGCCGGCTGCGCCGGGGAGATGTCGTTGCGGACCAGGACGATCCCGCTGTTCCGCGCTGAAGGCCGGGCCTCTTGGGCCTGGTCCTGGCGGCGAGCCAGGAAGTCCTGTGCGGCGTCCACGAATGTGTTGTACGTCCCGGCCGGGATGACCAGCGGATCACCGGAGTTGACATGCCGGAGATCAGACACAGAATGCTCCTTCTGCGACACGCCAAGAGACTTGTATCAGATATGGAGGTGGGATCGGACGTGGGGAGACGGAATACAGCCGTGGACTCAGGCTGGCAGGGCACCCGCCGCGGTGCTGGTCCCGATAGCCGAAAACATATCGAGCATGCAGAAACCAGCGACCACCAGAACACTTCTGAGGGCTTGCTTCTCTCTCATAGGAACCTCCTTTCGTGATTGACCTGTTAGCCCGCCTCCCGCGTAAAGGCAGAGACGGATCAACCGAACCACAAAGAGGGCTATGAGACCAGCAACCGCCCACGGAGTTGAACCGGCAGCTACCAGCCCTAACAGCCTGAATCCACAGGCATAACTGTACTATACGATCTATGCGGCACAGAGCCGTATCACACGCTCCCGATCACGCTGAAGTCGCCGACCTCGTAGACCTTCTCGACGTACGCGGCGACTGGCTTCTTGACGATGGCCTTGGCGGCGGCGTCCTCGCTGTCGGCGTAGCGGACCCATAGGTACTCCCAGCCCTTCTTAGAGATTCCCGTGATCTCGCCGACGGTGATGTTGTTGCGGTTGGGGCTGGCGGCGAAGCGGTAGGTGATGTCCACAAAGTCACTGGCCGTGCTCTCGTCGGCTGAGGCGCCCTGGAACAGCACCTCCCCGGCGGCGAACTGGTAGCGGTCGCCGCGGATGGATATCCAGAAGCCGGTGGAGTTGGCCTTACCGGTCAGGGCGTAGAGGCCCGTGACATAGGAAGCCGTCCACTGCTCCACCGGAATCCGCCGCCGCAGGGTGAAGTTGAACACCGGAGTGGCGATGTCCACGCCCTCAACGCTGTCGTGCGTGACGCCGATGGCGCCCTTGAAGTCCGGCGCGGTCTTGCCCGGCGGGGCGTAGCGAGCAACGGTGGCGATGGACTGCGTGATGTGCTGCGTTCCGCCGGTCGTGTCGAAGCTGAAGGTCCACTCCTCAAGCTCCGGCGGCGGGCGCAGGCCGTAGCGGACGGTCGCGTTCCAAAGCCCGTCCGCGGCGGACTCGTCCACCCATTCCGGCTCGATCTGGATGGATTGGCGCACCAGGCCGTTGTAGCTGGTGGCCGTGGAGTTCTGGAGGGTTACCAAAGCCTCCGTGTCGCTGCTGGTGCCCCGCAACGTGAAGGTCATCTCCACCGAGGCGTTCTCGCCGGTGGTCCACTTGCGGCTGTCGAGTTTTTCAGTCAATGTCAACGGCATGGGTGCAGCAGTCCTTTAGGCATTTAGACTGTTAGACTGTTAGGAAAAGCGGCCTGCGGTTTTGTTGCGCCTAACAGTCGAACAGCCTAACGGTCTAACAGTCTCTTCCTCATGTGAACACGGCACGGTTATTGCGAACATCCTGTCTCAGACCTTCGACTCCCTTCGCGGTCTTCTCGGCGGCGTTGGCGATGCGGTCGTCGGCCCCGCCGGCCTGGAGGCCCAGCAGGTTGGCGGCGTTGAAAGTCCCGGCCACTCCGATGGTGGCCTTTTCGATGGCCGCGCCGAGGCCGTCCTCCACGTCGGCGAACCTGGACAGGGCGGTGTCGATGGAGTCTGCGGCCTGGGAGACGGCCTCACCTGATGGCGCGGGGGCGGCCTGGGCCTCCAGCTTTCCGGCCACCGCGGCGCGGAACTCCGTGTCGTGCTTCTGCCACTCATCCGACAACTGCTTGCCCAATTCGTCCAGATGCCCCGCAAGCTCGGCCTCCAGCGGGCCGATCTGCCTTGCGGCGATCTGGGGCAGTTCCTTGATGGTGGACTCGAAGCCCTCCAGCAGGCCGGTCCATTGGAAGTTCCAGCCCTTGCCTGTGGCGAAGTCCTTGATGGCGATGACGAGGTTCTTCAGATTCGTCCAGATGTTGGCGGCGAAGGTCTTCACGCCGTTCCAGATGGTCTGGAAGATGTCTCGCCAGTTGCCGGCGAACCACCGCAGCGTGGCCGGGATGACCTCGGTGAAGAAGTACTGCACCTGGTTGGCGAACTTGACCACGTTGTAGATGGCTGAAACAAAGGCATACTCCAGCAGCGCCCGCCAGTTCTTGAGGGCAAACGAGATGGCCGAGAACGCCCCGATGATCGCGTCCTGGAGCCAGCTCAGCACCGGGCCGACGTAGCCGCCGATTGCATTCCAGGCCGAGACGATCAGGTCGCGGGCCTCGCCCATCGGGCCGCCGACGGCGCCCTTCAGTGAGTCAAACGCCGCACCGGCTGAGGCGACGAAGGTGTCGATCAGTGGGGAGACGGTCGCGACGACCGATTGCCATGCCGATGAGATGAACTCCACGGCGGCCTGGATGGCCGGGACGATTCTTTCCTTCAAGCCGGCTATCTTGTCGGCGAAGTTTTTCCCCGACAGGCCCGCGTAGGCCATCGCGGCGGCCACGGCGCCGAGGGCGGCGACGGCCAGGCCAAGGGGAGAAGCCAACACGCCGGCGACTGCCGCAACCACACGCAGGCCCGCACCTGCCGCGCCGACGGCCTTGCCCAGGCCCAGCAGGGCCACGCCCGCGGCGGTGACGCCAGCCGCAACCTTAAGCGCCGTCACCACAAGTTGGCGGTTGTTCTGGATGAAGGCATTGGCCTGCACCACTGCGGCGGTCATGTCCTCGGCCAGCTTCTGGAGCACGGGGGCCAACGACTCTCCGATGGCAAACCCCGCCCGGCGGACGACGGCCCAGAGGGTCTTCAGCGCGTCGTGGAACCTCATCGCCCCCGCGGCCGCCCGGGTGGAGATAGTCAAGCCAAGCTCACTGGCCCGCTTGCGGAGGTCCTCTATCCCCGCCGCGCCGCCGACCATCAGGGGAATGAGCGAAGTCCCTTCGCGGCCGAAGACCTTCATCGCCAGCGCCGCCTTGGCGGCAGGGTCGGCCACCTTGTCCAGCCGGTCGGCCAGCAACTCAAACTGCTTGTCGGGCGCGAGGCCCGCCAGGTTCGCCGCCGTCAGCCCCAGCCGCGCCAGGGATTCCCGCGCCTCGCCGGAGCCGGTGGCGGCTGAATCCAGGAACTTCTGCATCTTGCGGAGGCCCTTGTCCAGGCCCTCCATGTCCACATCCGCCATCGCGGCGGCATAGCCGAGTTGCGACAACGCCTCCACCGACGCGCCGGTGCGTTGGCTCATCTTGGCCAGATCGTCGCCGGCGGAGCCGAACATCTTTGCCGCGCCAAGCATGGGCGCAAGGGCCGCCCCGCCCAGGGTGGCCAGCTTCATCCCGATGGCCGTAACGCTGGCGCCGAATGCCTTCAACCGCGCCGCGGCGCGGTTCAGCCCGGCAACGAGCTTACTGTCGTCGGCGAACAGCTCGACGAAGGCCCGACCGGCTCGGATACCCCTTGCCTCAGCCACGGGACCTTCCCTTCAAGTGGCTCACTGGGGTTGCGGCGCAACGGTGGCGTTGACCGACGGCGCGAAGCAGCGGTCCTTGACCTCCTGCACCTTGGCGATGGTCGCGGGAAGCTGCTTGGACAGAGCTTCGTCCAGGATGGTCAGCGCCTCGGTCTTACCGGTTTCCTTGAGTTTCAGTCGCGCGGCCTGGACGCACATGATGGTGTTCATGAAGATCCGCCCGAACCGGGCCATCCGCCAGGCGGCGGCGATCCCGGCCAGTACCGCACCCGCGCCTGTGGCCCCAAGCAACGAGCCGATCATGCCCAAGGCCGACGGCGCGGCTTCGTCGATGATCTCCGCGTTGCGGTAGCCGGAACTCCCCGACACGATCAAAGTTGAGCCGTTGGCGTCGGCGTCGGGCTTGCCATCGCCGTCGCGGTCCCAGGCCAGGGCGTCGATACTGCCGTCGCCGTTCTGATCGACGTACAGCGTGTGCGCCGGGGGATTGACGCAGCCGACCGGCCACAATACCCCAAGGGCCAACAGGCCCGACAACACGACCGCAAGGACGATTCTTCCGCAAGCTTTCATGTCTGCACTCCTTTGCCAGTAAAGGCCTTTTCCATCAGTTCCACGTTGCCGCCGTCGATCATCACCACATTCGCCGCGGCGCTGCGGGCGAACGGGTCGAAGTCGCTTGGCCGGAAGGCCCGGCTGCGTTTCGCCTCGCGGTGGCAGTTGGCCAGAAGCGCCATCAGGCTGCTTGTCCGCGCCCATTCCGCCCGAAGCCTGCCCTCAGCCATCTCGGCCAGTTCACGCAGGGTCAGGTTTGCGGGGTCGATCCCGACGATTCCGGCGAGTCGCCAGATGTGCCGCCAGAGGCTTTCAGCCCTGAGCTTGCGGTCGAAGGGTCGTTCGGCCGTGAGGCCAGCAGTTCGTCGATCCGCTCCTGCATCGCCCGCTCCGGCAGGTCGCTGTCCAGGTACTTGCCGGCCGCCTCGATCCCCATCGCCTCCAGAGCCTTGGCCTTCTCCAGGGCCTTGCGGAGGACGGTCCGGCGGCGGAGCGGGAAAAAATCGACCAGTTCCTCCAGTACCGCCGCGGTGGCTGCGTCGATGGCGTCGCCGGCAAGGCAGCGGCCGAACTGTTCGTCGGTTATCCCGGCAGCGTCGGCCGCCTCCTTGACCAGGCAGTAGACGATGTCGGCCAGCAGCACCGGGTCGTCGATAAGCTGCTGGATGAGCGCGCCGCCGACGGCATCGAGCAGGTTGACCCCGCAGGCGTCGCGGACGCGCTTTACCGCCCCGACGTTGATCGTGACGGACCAGCTTCGGCCGGTGTTGTCGGTAAATGTCTTCATGTGTGCTCCCTTCGGTCGCAAGACCTCAGACCTCAGGCTCCAGACTTCAGGAAGAATCAATGTGCGGTTCTTCCTGAGGACTGCGGTCTGGAGTCTGAAGCCTAGCTCGCCACTTTCACGTATTCATCAAACACGGCCAGCTTCGCTGTCACCGAGACGGTGATGCCCTCTTCCAGCGGCTCGTTGCGCGTGGCGTTGGTGATGGACCAATCGCCCAGACGGCCGTGGCTGCCGGCGGCGTCGCGCGGGCCTGTCATCGGGCACAACCGCACCTGCGAACTGTTGAGATAGGCGTCCATGATCGCGTCGAAGCAGTCGTCGCCGGGTTTCCAGAGCATCTCGAACTCGCAGGTCGCCTCCTTCAACGTGGCGGCGGTGGCACGCCAGCCGGAGTTGGCGCGGGTGGTCACGTCGGCCTCGCCGGCCTCCATCGTGAGGGTCAGGTCCTTGACATTGGACATCTCCACCAGCGCCGAAAGTTCAGCGCCCGGATCGCCCTGGTAGAGCTTGGCGTTCATGCCCAGGATGAATGTCTGAGTAGGCATACTCTCTCCTTACTTCACGCTGCCGGCCCAGAGGGCGGGCAACTTGGGTTTCTCTTGCTCGAAGGCCGGCCCCATGAAAGGGCGCGCCTTGTAGGTCGCTGTCACGTTCTTGCTCTTGCGGTCCTTGCGCCGCGCCCGCCCTCCATATTCCAGCAGCGGCGGCGCCTCCACTTCGCTGCGGAACGGCGTCGGGCCGATTACGACAGACTTCCGGGCCGGGTCATATCCGAAGAAGATCAACCTTCGTAAATGACCGGCGTGGCTGCTGGGCGGCTGACCTGGCTGGCTGACCGCCTTCCGCTTGCGGATGCTGTGCTTGGCGGCGGTGCGGACGAAGGCCCCGAAGGCAGACAGCACCTTCCGCGTCGCGCGGTCCACCGCGCCAAGGACCGGCTTTCGGTCGAAGAACATCTGCTTGGTGACCATCCCGATCATGCCGTCATCACTCGCAAAGTCACTGTCAGCACGCTTGTGAACAGCCGCATTTCGCCCAGGTGTTCAGGGGCATAGATGGGCGAGTTCTCCGTCTTGACCCACACGGCATCGCCGAACCGGCCAGTGGAGCGGATAAACTCGGCGACCTCCTGGACCAGCCCCATCAGGGCGTCGATTTCGGCGTTATCCCCTGAGGACAATTTCCTCTGCACGGCCAGGTCGATCTGGATGTCGCTTTGAGCCAATCCGCGCCCGGCGGTGGTCATCTCGACAGACTTCGGTACTACCGTCACGCGCAGGTCCGCCAGTTCTCGCAGGTCATACTCCGGTCGGTAAGCGCGCATGGCGGTGAATTCCTGGCTGAACTGGTGCCCGTTCAGTGCAGCCACGACGGCGTCGGCGATGTCGGCAATGATGCTCACGTGCCCACCCCCACAAGCGGCAGTCTCGATGCGCCGCCGAAGGTCAGTTCCAGGTAAGGCGCCCCGCCATCCAGCACGAAGTGGTGCGCCGAGTCCGGCGGCGTCACGTTCGGCCGGTCGTATGTCTCCTCGATCAGCCCGATGTCGAAGTCGGCCGTAGCGGCGTAACGTTCCAGTGGGATAACCGAGGCCCACAGGTTCGCCGTGCCGGTAAGCTCAAAAAGGTTCATGACCGTGCCGTTCAGAATCTCGTACTGGACGACCGCGTTGTCGAACTGGCCCGACTGCATCGTGAACGAGCATCGCATGGCCCGAATCCACTGGGGACTCTGCGCGCCTTCCGAGCGGCGGACGCAGAGGCGGACCGAGGCTGGATTGGGATAGGCCGAGGTGTCGAACTTCATCGGACCGCGCCCCACGCCGTACTCGCCGTCGCGGTACTCTCCGAAGATCGCGATGGTGTTATAGTGCACGAAGCCTTCGGCGTTACGGGCGGCGTCGAAGCTTTCGCCGTCATACAGTGGGATGTACCCGTAGAGGCCGCTGGTGACCGTCGGGTCGAGGTTGATGGTCTCCCCGGCCTGGAGGGCCTGCTCCTTGGCCTCGGCTAGGTCCAGCGTAATGGCGCTTGCGCTGACAGTACACTTGCCGGCGAATTGGGACTTCCAGTCATGGATGAACATCCCCACCGGGGCGCCTGCGCCCTTGAACCGCCAGCCGGTGGCCGTGGCCGGCTCAGTGGCCCCAGGGGCCTGTACGCCAGCGGTGAAGTTGACGGCGAAGTTGACCACGGCCGGCGCCTTGGCCGGGTCGAGCACCGGCCCGAAGGTCAAGCCGAACTGCCTGTCCGTGATGGCGGCCTTCAGCGCGGCGGGGTCAGTCGGCCGAAGCTCGATGGACTCCTTGCCGAGCCGCACCGTGTAGCTTTCGCTTGCCGGGTCGTGCTGAACAGTGACGGCCTGCTCGATGGGAACGAGCGCCCCGTCCACCTGCACCCACCGCGGCGCGGCGTACAGGCGTGTGACCCGCCCGTCGGACTCGGCATAGGGACTCACCGGCTGCACGATCACTCCTCGTAGTAGATGACCGCCCCGGACACTTGCTTGGCGGCGGATAAGTACAGGTTGAGCTTCTTGCCGGCAGCCGTCTTGAACCAGCATGCCGCCGGGTCGGTCGCCGCCGGCAGGACAAAACCGCCGCTGGCGCCTAAGGGCAACGGGCCGGAAAGGGCTGTGCCGCCTGACTGGTTGTCGCTGTAGATGGTCGCGGTCACCGTGTCGGCGGCCATGAGAATCACCGCTAAGACGGCGATGCTCTTGCCGGTCACCGCCGCCACAATCTCGTTGTTGCCAGCCGCCGAAGCATTGATTGGGGCGCGCTTGACCTCCTTGCCGCAGGTGGCCACGACGATCGCGCCGCTGTCGGTCACTTCCACGTCCGCCGAATTGAGCCACCGCTTGGCCATGTCATGTCTCCTCCGGTCCGGCCGGGCTCGCCGCAAGCCTGGCGATGCAGGGCCGGGAGATCAGCTTGTCGTGCACGCTGCGGTTGAGCTTCAGGAGATCGGAGGTCATGTTCATCAGGTCGCGGATCGCCTCGGTATTCGCCGAGATGACCCTGTTGTTGGCGTCCAGGACGATCAGCAGCCGCTTGATCAGCCAGATCACCACCCCCAGCAGGACCGCCGAGAAGCCCAGGAAGCCGTATTGGACGATGGGTTGCGTGATGAGGTTGTCCATGAACATCCGCCTTACACGTGCACCTGCTTGGTATGGACCCGCAGCGTCCTGCGGTACGGGTCACTGTACCGCCAGCAGGGCTCTTTGCCGGGGGCGAGGACTTCGTAAACAAGCGTCTGTTGGCCAACGGTCTCGGCGATGATGTCGCCGGCCTGCGGCTCGAAGTACTCACCACTCAGCGCCAAGTCGGCGGCTGCGATCAGGAAGTCGCGGCTCTCAAACCGCTCGATCGCGCCGTATCCGTCATCGATCTCAAAGACGGTCTTTCCGACCGTGGCCGCGACCTCGATGGAGTCTTCGCCGCGTCGGTACCTCACCGGCCGGGATAGGTGCGCCTGCCGCATGCCGTCCAGCCAGGTGGCGGATTGTTCCAGCAGGTCCGTCACGGGATCGCCTTACTGGCTAAGCCGGATGCGAACCGTCACATCGGCGTCAGCGGCGGCCCGGACACACTTGCCGATCAGCTTGTTGCCGCTGGAGGTCGTGGTGGCGACCTTGTTGGTGGCGTCCCAATAACAGTTGGCCCCGGCCGTAATCGCCGTGCTTGTGCCTGTCGCCTTGGGGAAGTCGAACACGCCGCTCACCGCCAGCGCACCCAGCGCGTTGGCGGCGATGTCCACCTTGGCTACGCCCACCAGCTCGCCTTGGACCACCACGTCCCCGGCCGTCACGGCCGAGGAGGGCGTGTAGTCCACGCTGTTTCCGTCATGCACAAACCTTGTCGCTGCCATGATTTCGTTCTCCTGTCGGAAAGAGGCTTACGCCTCACCCTTCATCTTCACGCCGCCGCGGTAGTCCTGGAGGGCCACGCCGAAGTCGAAGTAGCCCCGGAACTGGATGCCCAGGACGTTGAAGTCCGCGTCCGCCCGCTCGACCGTGGGGGTCTGCTGGCCGTTGAGGAAGGCCACCTCGATGACCGGCAGGTCGTTGGGGTCAGCCAGCAGATACCACGCCTTGGACGAGTAGCCGCTGATGGTGGAGTTGCTCAGGTAGGCCGACTGCGCCACGGTGAACTTGCCGGCGTGGGGGTTATTGGTGGCGTACTTGGTGTTGGCGGTAGTGTCACGCAACTCCGTCGCCTGCATCAACTGCGTGCCCCTGACCAGCAATGCCGGCGGCACCAGCAGGACCGTCGGTACGACGCCCAAGGGACTGCCTTCGGCGTCGCGCTGCTCCAGGAAGAGCAGTTCCGCGGCCGTCAGCCCGTCGATGGACAAGGCGGTTTCCGCACCGGCGGCATAGTTGCCGTGGCCTGTGGTGAAGAAGGACGAGTTGGCCAGGAACGCCGTCCAGAAGACCTTGTTGAGCTTCAGCGCCCCGCCCCGGCCGATCTTGCGCGGCAGGACGGTCAGAGCGCCCAAGTCGTCATTGATCAGGTCCGTGCGGGTGATGGAGAACATCCGCCCGTAGGTCTTGGCCTGGTTGGTGAATGATTCCTCGTCCACGGACCCGTGCTTCAGTTCGCCGGTCGGCCCGACCTCGTCGTACTCGAAGGCCCCGGTCAGCCGGTAGCTGGTGACGGCCTTGAAGTCGCGGACGGACCGCGTAGCCGCGATCCGCTGCCAGGCGGCCTCGACGGACTCGAAGCCGGCCAACAGGAACTTGTTGGCGACATTGGACAGGATGCCCGGCAGCCGGAACGTGCTGAATGCCGCCTGAAGTGCGCCTTCCATGTCGGAGCGGAACGAGCGGCCGGAATACCCGTTGGCCCAGGCCGCCTCCAGGATAAGTTCCTGAAGGCCGATGCCGTTGCGGAAGCGTCGGCCTGCGGCCTCCAGGGTCCGCTCGTCGAAGCGGCACTCCTCGGCCTTCAGCCCGCCGGTCAGGCACACGGCGGCGGCCAGCACGTCCGAATCGACCATACTGTCGTGGATGTGTGCGTCCGGCGCCTTGGGCCGCTCGGCGCGGAGCACCTCAAGCTCGGCCCTGCCTTCGTCCCAGCCTTCCTGGATAGCCTTCGCCTCGATCTCGCCGTGCTTGCCCGCGCAGACCTTGCGGATGGCCTCAATCCGCTTTGTCTCCGCGACGGCCTTGGCGCGGATGTCAGACACCGGATCGGCGGTTGCCGTGGCGGCAGGCCCACCGGCGTCCGTGCCAGTGGCGGCCTGCGCCTCGACCTTGGCGGCTTCCTTGCCTTGGTCCTTGTTGTCGTTGTCAGTCTTGTCCATGATTTCGATCTCCTTGGCGGCGCCTTCCGCCGCGATGGATGCGGACGTGTTGCGGTCCGCCCCGATGAACACGAAGCTCATTTCTCCAAGCTCGGACTTGCGGGCCACGATCAGCGGCCCGGCGAAGCTGCTGCCGTTGACGTTCACGCTGCGGCCTTCCGGCACGAACTCCCGCTGAGTCACGGCCGCCCCAATACTCGCCTGCCAGCGGAAGCCCCGGTCGTGCGCCTCAACGGCCTCGCGGGCCTTGGGCGACACGTCGATCACCTCGCCGCCGGCAACCAGGTTCGTGCCGACCACCTCCACGCGGTCCACCTGGCCCAGCAGGGCGTCCTGCTGGTGGCCGACGAAGACGGGGAATGACGAGCGGGACAGGTCCAGGCCCGACAGGTCCACGACTACGGGGTACGAGAACCCGGCAATCCGCATCGGCCCGCCGGTGTAGGCCAGTAGCGTGAAGCGCCGGTTGCGGGGCTTGACGCCTTCGGCGGACGTGGACGCGGCCTCGATCTGGAACGACGCGGCCAGGCGCATCTCACGCGGCTCGGGATTGTCTTTCGGGTTCGTCTGTATCATCGTCTTCCTTGACCTCTTGCTGCTGGGCTGCCGGCGCCTGCGCGGTTGGCTCGACTGCGCTCGCCACGGGCAGCCCCAGTTCCTTCATCAGGGCGACTTCCTTCGCCCGTTGGCGAAGCTCCGTCTCCCAGTCCTTGCCCTGCTTGGCATACTCAGCCGCCAACGTGGTGGTGTTACTGGCCAGGCGGGTAGCCTGGGCAGAGGCCTCCTTGAGAGGGTCCACGTGCTCGTGGCCGTCCCAGAACCATTGATGCGGAGCATCAACCCCGAGCGCAGTCGAGGGGCTGGTGTCATCCGCCAGTTTCAGGCCGAAAACCTTCACAGCCTCAGCAAGCCAGGCGGAGAGAATGCGGTCGAGCACTACCGCCTCGCAGTGGGCCTGCTCGACGCGGATGCTCTTGAAGTAGGTCTGATGGTCGAGACGCCCCGAGGCGTAGTTGTAGCCCGACGAGTTGCAGGCAGCGATGTTGTAGGGCATGTTCAAGCAGCGGGCGATTTCGTTCAGTATCTCCCGCTTGAACATGTCGTAGGTGGTCGCCGGCTGCTCGGCCTTGACCTGCGAGGGTTCCCAGCCTTCCGGCGTGAAGACGGCCATGTTGGGGGAGAACTCCATCTCCGTCATGGGCTCGACTTCCGCCGCTTCGCCCCCGGCCGGGGCATTGGTCTTCATGAGCACGGCAATGTTCGCGGCGCTTTCGGCAGCAGCGATCACGGCTAGGGTGTATCTTCGCAGTTGCGCGAAGAGCGGAAGCGCCGGCAGGATATCGGGCAGGCCTCGCGATTGGCCGGGGCGGTCGACACGGAACCAGTGGATCACGCTCGTGGCCGGGACGTGGTCGTACTGCGTACCCAACCCCGCCTTGTCGCCGCCGGGATGTTCTTTCAGGACGTGGTACTCCTTGGGATTGCCGAACTCGTCGAACACGATCCCGTCGATCGCGCCGGACTTCGCCAGGGACAGATCGGGCGTAGTCACCTGGTCCGCCTCGACCAGGCGGATGTCCAGCTTGACGGGCGAATCCAGGCTGCCGTTGTTGAACAGCAGCGCGAAGGCCTCCCCGTCCTGTGCCCGCGCCTGTCGCATGGTGCGGAGCTTGCCCGGCAGGTCGACCGCCTTCGCCCAGGCCGCAAACTCGCGTTCGATGATCTGATTGGCTTCGGCGTTGTCGATGAGCATCTGAAGCCTCGGCCCCGTGCCGGTCACGTCATTGGCCAGCGTGAGGACGATGCCGCGGGCGTAGGAGTTGTTGGCCACCTCGTAGCGGGCGCGGTTGCGGAGCGCCCGCCGGACTTCCGGCGAAGCGGCGGCGTCGGCCGACAGGTGATCGGCGCTGGCCCAGTGCTTGCGATTGTCGGGGGTGGTCTGAGCGGCGTCGAACCTGGCCCGCACGAGCATCAACTGCCCAGCGGCCCGCACCTTTTTCCGCTTTGACCAGGGCCACAGTCCCATGCCTACACCGTCCCCGGCGGCACGATCTTCACGCGAGTCAAGGCCTTGGCCGGGTTCCGCCCGGCCGCCTTGTTGGCCAAATACTTGTCCGTCTCGATCTGGTCGCGGAGGTTGTGCTGCTTGACCCGCACGCCGTCCACCTCAGCCGACTCGGGGCCTTCTGCGTTCTGCTTGATCGTGTCCTTGAGGTCGTCCGCCACGCGTGTCTTCACCTCAGACAACCGGTCGCGCGGGCCAAAGAAGAAGGCCGTGCGGGTGTGTGGCCCCACACGGCCTGTGTTCTATGGCTTCGCGCCGGGGATCAGCCGGCGCGCCGCGCGTCCTGGTTGTCGACCACTATTCTCGTGGGCAGGAACTTAGGTGGCAAGCGATTTCGAAGGGACAACAGTGAATCGTTACACCGATAGACATCGTCGAGCGTGTGCGGGAGCCTTGCGTCTAACCCAGCATCTGGGTGAGCCTGGAGATGGGCAAAGCCCAACACTGCCTGTTACCGATTCCCCGAAAGTCGAAAACCCCTACCATGCGGGATTGTGCCCGAATACCGTCCGGCAACGCCTCGTAGAATCGGGAGTCAAAGAAGACCAGAGATTCATCAGTGGACCAGTCGCCGAGGGCATCTGCACATTGTTTCCCTTGCTCTGTTTCAGTCTTCCATCGAAGCTTATCAAGTTCCATTAGTCTGGAAGCAGTTACAAGGGTATTGGAGCAGTCCAGAAGCATCGGGTCTTCTTGCCATGGGCCCCTCCAGCCGACGAGCATGTCTCCCCGCGACGCTCCCATTCGCAGCCCAGCAAAACCTGACCGGTCCCGATCAGCTTCCAAACCTGTCCATAGGCGAGTCATGCATCGCACAGCTTCTTTCATGGAAATGCAGCCAACGGCGCGGCAGTCGTTGTGGGTGTACTCCGATGCCGCTTCATCCTTTTCGAGCAAGGCATCAACGATCTCATCAAGTTTGACCTTAAGCTCCGTCGTCAGGTACTTCTTCCCGCTTGAATCCCGCATGTCTGTAATGAAGACGAACATGTCGGCAACTCGTTCGAACGGCTTCCCTCTTACCACGATTCTCATGCGTTCACCGGCCATGCGCAAGGGGAACTGCTGGTTGCAGGGGATTCGCAGAGGTAGCATCTCTCTGAGAAACGAGCGGGCAACTTGGCGCATGTCTTCACAGAAAGCGACGAAATGCCGAATGTGTTGGGGCAGATCAGGTACGGGTCTTCCAGACAACAGGTCGGACCGGCGCCAGGCAAAGAAGTCTGCAGGAGGAATCTCGGGGCAGACGTACCCGTAGGTCGTCCGCCAAACTAGCGCTGCCGGCGTGAGTTCTGCGAGGTATTCCTGGCAGGTCTTGTCATGCGATGCGGCAACCTCTAGAACATCGCTAACATATGTCCTGGCCAATCCCGTTAGAGGGCGGGCAACGCGGTACCAGTCGGTCAAGTGCCGCAGGACGATGTCAAGCCGGGGCTCAACATCAGCGGACAACTTGTGATCTGGCCGGGTGCCCGGTCCTGACCCTAACTGAACGTAGAGCTTCATGAACTCCTGTCGAGCGGGAAGGTCCGGAATGGTCTGCGAGAATCGCTCCAAGGCGGCACGCACATCTGCGAACCTATCGAAGAAGAGACTGCGCTTCTTCTCAAACTCCGCTAGGTAGTGAGCAGCCTCCCCAAAGATGACAGCCGCTCTCGTGCCAGCTTCGTCTAAAGACAGGGCTCCCGATAAGACTCGCCTCAAAGCGTCGAGCCCATCTCCAAAGCCGGAGAACTTTTCACCTTCACGACACCATTGGTCCGCTTCGACATACATCGCGTTAAGGGCGTACCATTCATTCCGGCAGGTCGTGAGCAGCAACAGACAATCCTCTTTATCTTGCCCCGACAGTTGGTCGCAATGACAAAGCTGTGCCAAGCGGTTGAACGTTCGGGCGAGAGCTGCCTCATCTGCGTCGTTCAGGGCGATCCGCTTTACGTCTAGCGGAAACTCTCTTGCGGGCCTAACAAGGCCGACTGATAGCTTCCTTCTTCTCGCCAAGGGCACGATCCTCAAAAGAGCTTCGGCTGCTCTTCCTCTTCGGGCTTGGGTTCTTCGATGCTTATGACACTCTTATGGCGCAGAAAATCCACAGCCGTGATCGTCTGCCTTTCCGCAACCCACGGTGGTCTCAAGTACCCAACTGATCCCATGAAATTGAAAGCGGGGTCAAGAGGAACAAGGTCTGGGTGGTAAATTGCCTGCGCCGCCACAATCTTGGTGAACATAGTCAGTTCCAACGGATTGCCCGGAAACATCCGGTCGTGCCCTTGGAGCAATTCGTAAATGAATCGAGCAAATTCAATAGGGTCAGCTTCTCCACGACGGTAGACCCTGCAATATGCATCGCCTACACGACCGACC